GCGCGAAGAAAATCGAACAGCAGGACCGTGAATTCCAGCGTGAAGAGCGCAAGGCTGGGGTGATCGCCAAACTGTTTGGCCGTGAAGGAGGAAATGCCCAAGCGCCTCAGCAGGATATGGGTTTGTTTGAATATCATTGATGACCGCGTTCGGATCATCAGGGATGTCATTGAACCACAGGAGAATGTCGTCGCAATCGCTATGAGGCGATCCGGGGAATGTCGTGCGAATCGGGTTTGCGTTCCACAGATGCGGCTTGCAGGCCAACGCGTTAAGCACAGGCACCACGTCCATTTGTTCTGCGATCTTGACGAAATTCCTCAACGGGCACCTCTAGGCATGAGATCAGGAACGTTGCCTAGATGGGCGATGGCCCGTTCATGCCATCAGCGCAGATGCGCCCCGCCGCTTGAATAGCATAAAAGATTGCCGCGTAAAAGCCTATACGCTCTGCTCAATCCCCGATGCTGTGACCGTCAAAGCATTCGCCACGGTCGATATGAGATACAGCGCTCCCGCGCCTTCAATCCATTGCCCCAGCGCCTCGATGACGACATAGGATTCATTCGCAGCGAGGCTGTGATCCTTCACTACGATATTGGTGTCATCAGGGGTTCCACCTGACGATACAAGCCAGAGCGAGAATAATGCCGCGCCCGCCGAATGATTGGCAATCGTGAAGGCGTCTATGCGCGTTCTGGTAGCCGCTGCTGCCGTATAATATGCCGTTGCAGTCGTGGCGATCTCACCGCCCGCAATCCGCCTTGGTGTCAGCGCCATGTCACTCCCATCCGTAAATAGGTTGCCAGACAAAACTGATCGTCTGCGATGCTGTTGCCGTGCCAACAAGGAACTTGCCGACAATCTGGATGAATTCGCCGGGATTAACGAATATCGGCGCGTCACCAAAATCAACCGTGATAGGCCCTGCCTGAGGGCCTTGCCCGATTGCCGCAGCAACGGGCCATGTCATGTAGCCCAGCGGAACGTGACGTGGAGCCTTTGCCGCGGCTGCCTCTGCTGTTGCGAGAGACACCGCAGTATGACCAGAGGCAAGGCTGAATTGCATCGTGGTGGCTGTTGTAGCGACCGCCGCGCCAGTGTTCACCGCATCGATCTTGACGCCACGAATGACCAGCCTACGCCCCTGCACGTTCACCGTGCCAGCCGGAACCTGATAGCTGCCCCAGATTCCATCGGTCGCCGCAGCTACCGCCGCAGTCACCAATCCTTGCCCACCAAGGCCGCCCGGAAGGTTCGCCGTCAGTGCCGTATTGGAAGGAGCCGCCGCAGTTGGGTTCGTGCTGTTCGGATAGGTGGACAAGCTACCCATCGTGCCGCCAGACAACCCCTGATAGCTGCCATAGATGCGTTGCCCCAAGATAGAGGCCGTCAGCGAGATATTCGGGCCACCGATCGACACGGTATAGTCATTGAGGACAAATGACAGCGCAGCGCCCGCAGCGCCGCCCGTAATGGCATGGCGCATGGAGAAGGGGAGGCTTGCCGACATGCAGGGCTGGCCTTTGCCCACAGGTGTGCTGAGTGTCGCCAGTAGAACGCCATCGACCCAAAACTCGGTCGTCCGCTCATGCACCGCAATGATGAACTGGTATTTGCGGTTTATCGTATAGGTCCACGGCGTAGCGGGCGCGGAATTGAGAACGCCCGTACTTGTCTCAGTGCCGTTGCTGTTGATGATCCCCGCCAGACCGGCAGATGTCAGGCGAAAATAGACGCCATCGGTCGGAGCAAATGGGTTAGTCGTTGCCTGCCTCATTAGGCCGATGTCGATAATCGTGTTCGTCGTCGGCTGATTATTAAAACCACCCTCGAACTCAAGATAAAGCTGCGACACACCAAGGATCGGGAACTCGGCATAGGTATTAAACCCGGTGCCGGTCGTGGTCGTGGTGATGTTGCCGCTGTTCGTGGTTAGGCCCGCAGCCGTCCAACCATTCGTCATGGTCGTATTGCGATAGGCGAATTTTCCTGTGTTCTGCGCCGTATAGTTAAACGTCTCGCAGTCGAATATGGCTTCATGCGCCACGCGAAGGCGGTAGTCATCGTCCGTCTCCGGGGAAACGAGCAAGGGAACACCTGACACCGAACCTGTGTCATTCTCCGAAAGGAACTTGACCGCAGGCACAGCAGCCGGAGTGTCGCCTATCGGCAGTGCCACCTCAAGCCGCCCATCAGCGTTGACATTAGCCTTGATGCCAGTTGTGCCATCTGCAATGTTAGTGTCCAGAGCCATTAATTATACTCCCAATTCACAAGCCACTGGCCTTGCATTTTATGCTCAGACCGCGCGTAAATGATAAGGCCGACACCGGCATCAGGCTCGGCTGTCAGATTGATGAAGGTCGGTGCGTATTTATGGTCCGCCGCCGTGTGATCTGCCGTGCTGTCGTCGCTCATGAACCATGCCTTTATGACAGAGCCAGCAACGACATTTGTATCGGCAACCGTCACGCTGGTTTCATTCGCTCCGGGGAACGCACCAAAATCTATTGATGCCGTCCCGGTCGTTATGACCGTGCCAGACGCCCCGCCGATGGCGAGCATCGCAGGGGTGAGTGAACCCGTCAGCAGCTCGACATCCTCAAGCGAAACGACCGTATCAGACGTGTCCTTCTGGATCGCGACGAAGAAACGATACCAAACAGGGTCAACACGGCCATCAGCCTTTACGATGGGTGCGTTAGGGGGAGAGATGCGGCTCATCGGGCGCGCTCATCAAAGTAAACACGCCCATCCGCGCCCACCAACTGATCGCGTTCATTCCACATTGGTGGACGACTGCGCGGGTTGGCGTATAGGCTTTCACCGCTAAACGATTGGTGCAGCGGGGTTTTGAACTCATCAGAATAGTGCGGCAGGCCGTCATTTCGGTTTACCTGCGTTGCGCCCTTCGATTTCCAAAACCCACGCATGTCATAGTCATCAGTGATGGGCGCGCGTGTCTTGGCAGCCCACTTCTGGAATTCCATTTCTTCTCGCGGGGTGAGTTTGGTGAGACGCTGCCGCCAGTCGGGCGCTGCGAAACGATCCTGCCACCGTGCAGCGCCAGCCAATTCCGGCAAAGGGCGGCCAGTGGCTGATTGATCTAAAATGCCAAGAATGGATGCAATACTCATTACCGCACGTCTGCCCAGTAGCCCATGACCAAACGCCTAACCGGGTCCGTGATAGTTAACACCATCTGGCGCTGGCGAAACTGCCCCAAACGCCTCCATATCGCGCGAGTTTTGTATTGGCCGATCAGTCCAAGCGACCGCCACAATTCGTTGGACCATGTGCGCCCGCCATTATCGGAATACATCATCATGATCTGCGGGTCGGAACCTTGCCCACTATTCAACCCGACACCTGTTTCGCAATAGACCTCGAACGTGTACATCGTAACTCTGGCGCGCGACGCATCGAGTGTCGGAAGCGTGATCTCGACCGCGATTGTCTCCCCGTCCTCGTTATACGCATCCAGCGACGGCTCATAGATCTTGCCGGTGATGGCGTCCTGCATGATGATGCGGTTCCACGCCGCTGTAGATGATCCAACGCGATAGCTATCCAAGCCGAACGATTTGCGGTTAGCCCAAAGCCCCGTCGCCATGTCGTAACAGAGCGTGGCATCATCGATCGAGAGACAATAAAATTTATGCCCCTCTTGCGTATATGTAAAACCGCGCGCGAAGGTCGCGTTGCGGATTGTGTATTCTTCGGCATGTGTTGAAATGCGGACAGGGGTGTAGCCATCGAGTCGGTAAACAATCCGGTCATCGCCCAAGAAATGAACGCTGTTATCGATCTTGGCTATACTGTCCCGGTCGAAGCATCCGCGTTCAATAAACGCATTACCCTGCCGTTCGAACACATTATCGGCACCGCCTGCATTGTAGAAAATCTCAATGGTGTTCTTGCCGTATATCTGCAATTCACGGTGGTCAGCGATTAATCCCACCGCACCATCTGGCGAACCTTCCGCCGTGAATACGTCAAGCGCGTCGTAGCTGGTCGCGTCATTAATACCGGAATAAACGCACTGGTCGGAATCGTACACGGTCCAGACAAGGTAGCTATCGATATAGGCGACATCTGAGACTTGGGGCAACCCGACAGGCGTGGATAGAAAACCCGCCGAATACACATAGCCAACAGGGGCGGCGCAGATCGCCAATTCCTGCCCGTTGTCCGCCATGCGAACCGGGCCGGTGCCTGAGATGGCTCCGATGCTGGCCGATACCCCCGCAGACGTGACGGAATAGAGCGTCGTGCCAATCACCGCGTAAAGAAGATCACCCATGACATGTGTGCCGCGCCCTTCGCCTGTTGCGATGTCAGCAAATTCAACCAGGCCGGGTATCGCCATGATGGCGAAATCGGTTTGCCTGTCGCCGTCTGCTTTTTCGGAAAAGCAGTTAACGAGGGTCGCGCCAGACCAAGGCAGGGAACGTCCCTGACTGAACTGTAAGGCAGGCTTGAGTTGCCTCAACGCCATTACTGCCACCTATAATCGGGCTGCAAATAAATGGACGCGGTTTCCTGATCCCATGATTTCAACTTAGCCAAAAGGTTCGCCGCCTGCGCTATGACGAGCTGCGCCTGATTGGAATCGTTGACGGGATATTTAGGCATCAGGCGCACAGCGAGATTATAGATGACCGTCTCCTGCCATTCTTGCGGGAAGTCGAGCGTATCGGCTGAGGTGTCCATCAGGAACATTGGTCGTAATATGTCCAGATTGACCGTGAACGCGGATGCAACCGTGCTGGTGGGCGCGGGCCAAAGATATAGCGTCCCGGTATCGCGCTGCGGGTCATAATAGAAATTGACCGGCGTTGATGGCGCACTCGTCTTATTGGGCTGGTCCAGATATTCCTGACGGCTCCACATAGTCATCGGTGTTTCATAACCAGATGCTGTATTCTTGCGCCGCGCAGCCTCTACACGCATAGGCTTCGGCGCGGCGAGCGCATAACTAGCCGTCGAAGCAAGAAGCGTTACAGATCGGGTTTCACGACGCCATAAATCCTCATCCGCATTGAAGGATAGGATCATGAGATTGAGCGACCGCTTGCCCCGCGCATACATGTCGGCAGTGATCGCCTCACCTTCCGATCCGACGCCAAGCAAATCCAAGGCTTCGTCAATCAACTCATTGAGCGACAATGTGTAGGTGGTGACTGCGGAGACGGTCACAACTGCTCCCATTTGTTTTGGGCGATGACCCGCGCCAGTTTCTGGTCTGTCATCGCATCATTGATCGGGATCGACCGCAGTAGGGTGCCGCCCTGCTTGATCTCATAGGCCGTACCATCAGCGGCCTTTCTACCTTCGATACGTCCTTGCATGGCGGCTCCTATAGGTCGGAAGGCAAAACCGGAGTTGAAATAAACTGGTCGGCACTTTCCGGTCTGGAATAAGGCAGCGATTGATTGTCAGGTACGCCGCGCACAAAGTCTTGCGGATGTTGTCGCCTATCGACGAAACGGCGATCTACCATTACTCCGTCCCATTGTTTCACGAGATTAGACAACGACACCTTGAAGCCGCTGGCATCGCAAATCGCGACAGGGGAGGGCGTGCGAACCCTCATCAATAAAGCGCCAATATGCCGGTCGCGGTGGTGCCGTTCGCCGCCGAGTATATCTTGCTGATCTGCATCGAAATCTCGCCGCCGATGCCCGTATATGTTATGCCTGTAGCACCACCGACAAAATCAACCTTCAGATTGCCCGAACCGCCAACATAGACACCACGGCACCCTGCGGGCAGAGTGGTATCCGATGCTGTATTGATTGCTATAGCGTTGGATGCGCCCGCTAGATTGGCTTGTACTCTGCCCGCCATGTCATTTCACCTTTTTGGGTTTTGCGACGATTGACTCGTAACCGTCAGCCTTCACCCGATCTATGAGTGCGTTCGCTTCCGATTGATCCTTGGCTGGGGCAGAGGCAACTGCCACACCATCTATTTCAACCGTTAGGGTTGAGCCATCAAAGCGATACCGCATATCAGCGCTTCTTTCCTGCGAGGACGTAATCAAGCGTCATCGTCTTTGCGACAGCTTCACCGTTCTGGATGCCGAAGCTAACTGTCAAGTCCGTGTCCGGCAGATAAGTGGAACTGGCGTCCAAGGTACCAAGCTGCACGTCATTGACGAAATAGGCCAAACTGTCCTTGCCGTCATAATACCAGCCGACAGTCAGGAACGTGTTACTGACAACCGTGGCAATGCCTGTCGCGCTCGTGCTGCCCGTCGTGGCGTTCTTGCGGCAATAGACATCAAGAAGCGCATCGCCGTCATCCTTCATGAAATAGATGCCGTCAGTAACGTCGAGCGGGGTTGTGTCCGTAATCTGCAGACCGATCACAAAGTCAGACTGCGTTGCGTCCGACACCTTGAACCGCGCCTTGAAGAATGCAGGCTTACCCGCCTCCATCAGGAACGATTCACCGACCTTCTGGAAGAAGTCGAGATCATTGTCGGCGGCATCGTTGGTGATGAGCAGGCATCCGCCGTCTACATCAGTAAGCGCCTCGGTCGCGGAACCAGCGCCCGCCTCGATCGTGGTGATCGTCCAGTCGCCCACAACATAGGTGTCGAAGTCGTTGAAATAGACGTGATAAGCGGTCGGATCGGGGATGCCGACATTCCAGAGGGTGGAATTGCGCGCAGCCGTTGCTACGCCAGACGGGAAACGAGTAGGTGCAGCCATGATAAATCTCCTTGGCGTTCAATAAAAACGCTGTCGCCAGCGCCAAGATTAATTTTGGGGAACACCACGGCGTTACACGTCCCTGCGGCGAAGCCGATATTAGATTATTCTTCGGGTGGTGGCAAGGTATGCTTTTCAAGATAGAGAATAGCCCTTTGCATAATTCCCATGTCATCTTGAAATGAGCCAAGACCTGTGTTGCACCCGGAACACAAAAGACCGCGAACATGTCCACCTTTGTGGCAATGATCTACAGCCAAAGCCATTTTTTGGCCGCGCATAATCCTGCTCTCATTATCCCCGCAAATAGCACACTTGCCGTCTTGAGATTGAGACATGGCGTCATAATCTGCCTTAGAGAGACCAAAGCGCCTTTTTAACTCATAACCTTGGAACGCCTCCTTACGCACGGCGCGATATATTTTCTGTGCTCGGTTCATATACGTTCGCTCGTCTTCGCCATCCACTTTTTGTGTTACCGCCTCTTTCCAAACGAAGTTACTGGGGCCAATCGGCATAGAATCATTGGCTGCAAATAGCTTATGTTTCCGGCTGGGCCTTTCCCCTAAATCAACAGCAAAATTCATAAACTCGTGCCAGCGCGGGGAAACCGCATCGCGTGAACGGTGCCTCATGAGAAAAGCCCATGAATTATAAAGTGGGTGCCTAGTCTTTGATCCCCATTCCGATTGGTCAGTAGTGCCAGTTTTAATTAAACGTTGTCGATGCATGCCGCACATACCGTTGGAAACAACAGGCTTCCCGCAATCATCAATTTGGCAGAAAGTCCGATGACGTAGCGGTGCATAATCGGTAGTGCCACGTTTCTGCCAACGCTGATAACAAGCGCGACAGTACCCGCGCGCAATGATCTTGATATCTCTCTTACATGCCAAACACGACATAAAGGGCCTCCGTTTCCAGAAGCCCCTTATACTTTATTGGATGGTCTAAGTAAAGTACCTAGGCCCCCGGTGACCCGTACAGTGCGCGGAAGTCCGAAGCGCTGACGCTGTAGCGCTCATACGCCTTGTACTTTAAGTTCGACGTGTCGAAGTCCCCATCCTGTGCAAACGTCGCTTCCTCACGTTGGAACAGCTTCAAGCCTTCAGGCGCATTGGTGCGGATGAAGAATGCGTCCGTGTCGGTCAGGTAGTGGTTTACCTTCACGCCATCGGAGAACATCCCCATCGACCGCAGCGCGTTGATGGCGTTGTTCGCGGTATCGTTCTGACCCACAGATTTGAGAATGCGCGCAGCCTCAAACTGAAGGTTGATAGGGACGATAAGCGACTTGGCCTGCAACGAAATGCGCATACCGCGCGCATTAACAGCCTGACCGATCTGAATAACCATATCCTCAAGGCTCGCTTCCGACATATCCGCTGCCACAGCAAGGGTATTGCTCTGGTTGCCGGAAAGCGTCGGGAGGGCAGTCGAGAGAAGCTGAACACCGTCCCCAAACGTATAGGAGCTGTTGAAGGCCCGGTTATACATGTTGGCGACCACGTTCTCCTTGGTCTGCCGCATCGAGAAAGCGAGGCTTCCCGTACGCTGCATACCAACCTTCTCGTACTGGTTATCCATCAGTGCTTCATGCGTGATGATAAAGCCTAAGCCATATGCGATATGGGTGTAGCGGGTCGTGACACCCTGCTGCATCGTATCGTACTGGATAGCCTGACCCTGCGCCTTGATCGGTGCGAGACCAAAGCCGGTCACTTCCTGATCTTCTTCGTAGGGCAAATCCGACGAGAACACATCGACCAGATCGGTGTATTCCTTCGGATATTCGGTATAGTTCGCGCCCCAGCGTGCGTTCAGGCCGGGCCACAGGAGTTTGGCGATATTGCCGGTTGAAATAACGGTCATGGCTTATACCCCCGCGATCTGGTTGACGAACAGGTGACGGTTGATGCGGACGAGGAAGCGTGAAGCATCCGCGCCGGTGCCAACAGCCGTACCGGGGTCATTGTCTGCACGATTGACCATGCCGACGATCTTGAGATCGAGGGTGTTGGTCGTGGCTTCTGTGGTGTTGTCGAGCGTCACGCCAGACTGGCCGGTAACGGTCGAGCCAGCAGCAACAACAAAGTTGGCATTCAAACCAACATCATTTGCCGTCAGTGGGGTGCCGCCTGTGACCTGCTGAATCTCGAACAGGGCATTGGGGTCCACGCACACCAGCGCAATGCGCTGTGTCGATGCTGCGCGATAGATGAGGCTGTCTCGCGTATCAGCGAGAAAACCGACAACAACGCCACAAATCACATCGCCGGTTGCAGCTTGGGCGATGTCGCCAAAGACCTGTCCATTGATGAATTGCGAAGTCGCCGCCCGTTTTACCGGATCGCCTACATAAATTGCAGTGCCATCGGAGGTTGGAACAGAGAACTGTTGGATTGCGCCTGAATAGACGCCAGCCCCCATGTCATTAACGGGACGAAGCCCGAAGGGAAAGTTTGCATTTGCCATGTCGGCACCTTTTGCGGTTCGCGATGAACGCTAGGTGTCAAACATAGACAGCCTTAACGGTCTCGCGTGATCGAGCCTTGACCAACATAACCGTCTGATTGATGATGGCCGTCGAGATCGCGTCCGGCTGCGATAGCTTCGTCAGTTTTCCGGGCGCGGGCTTCCTTTTCGGCTACACCCTCGGCATAAAGCTCGTCAGGGCTTTCCATGAGGTAAGCGCGAAGTGGCTCTCCGTTGGCCTTGGTGCCTACTAGGCGGGAGATCCGAGTGCCGGGGTCCGATGACGTGATCCCCGCTTCGTGTACGAAGTCATACGCCAATTCGTCGGCTTCTGCAATACGGTTTCCATCATCATTAACCCAGCGCCTTGTGTATCCCTGCCGTTGCGGCGCAGACAGCTTCAAAGCGTTGGTTCCGCTGGTTGACCGGCGACGCCTTCCACTCTTGGGGACTGGTGTTTCGGATACGGTTTCTTGCGCTTGTGCCAGATCATCGGCGGGGCGACCACGGCGGCGGATAGGTTCTTCGTTCATGTCTATTTCCTTCACGCGAAGTAGGACTTCACATAGTCTTCACGGCTTTTGATGGTGCCGCTCTTTACCCATTTGTCGCAGATCGCCTTTGCCTCCGGGGGGAGATCAGCAAATGACTTGCCGCCTCTTTGTGCCGGTCGATTTCCCGCGCCTTCGACGGGGGAACGTTTCTGCTTCGGGGTGGTGTCGTCATCCTCAAATGCAGACGGGAATTTGGCCTTCACCTTCTCGGCAAGTTCATCCAAATCCGAACGGTCGAGAATGCCACCTTTGGCCGTGACGATAATTTGAGCCTGCGCGTCGGTGTATGCCGCCAGCTTTTCGTTCATGACATACCAGGGGTTCGCCTCCATCCATTCGCCAAAGGAGGTAGCGCGCTCCTTTTCGTCCACTTCGGGCTTATCAATAGCAGGCTTGCCCATTTCCGAGCGCAACTTATCAGCTTCCTTGTCAGCGGCACGGAACGCCTCAATGTCGCCAGATTCAACAGCCGCCTCCTGCTTGGCGCGCAAATCCTCCAGCGCCCGATGATAAGCGCGCTCCTCCGACTTACTGAAAAACTCGCTAGCCTTCTTCTGCTCGCGTTCCATCTGGTCGATCTTGTTCGACAGTTTTTTGATGGTCGCCTTGGCAATCGGCATAAACTCGACAGCGCGGGTGTAGAATGTCTCCGCGTCAATGTGATGATTGGGGTCGCCCTTGAACTCATCTTTGGGCGTCCATCCCATCTTGCGGGCCTCAGCCTCGTAATCGACGGGCGCGCCATCGCCCTCGCCGGGGATGATTGTTCCGGTTTCCATGTTCATGTTGTTTTCTCCAACAGGCCTATGATGTCATCATCGTTGATGATCCAGTACATCTCGCCATCTTCGCCCTGGAACTTGCTGCCGGGATATTGTGCCAGCACTACACGATCGCCGGGCTGAGGCTTCTCGATCCACTCGGCAAAGCAGGACTTGCCCACGTCAATGATGGTGGCCTTCTGCGCGGCCCATTGCTTGCGCTCGACCTCCGCGTCAGGGAGAAAGATGCCGCCCGCCGTCTTGGCTTCCACCTTGTCAGGTAAGACCAGTAATTTTAGGTCTACCGGCTTGATCCCGCTTTTATTGTTCACGTTCCACCTCGTAAAATGCCGCTATTTCATCAGATTGCAGATGCAGGATCGAACCCAACAGGCTCGCCTCCCGCTGCCATTCCGGCCCCATCGGTTGGCCCCGGCCCCATAACTCCATCAGGGCTTGCTGCCGGTCCTTCAGGTACTTCAGGAACTCCGCCGTCAGTGGGTGCGCCTTCCATGCCCCCAGCGCCTCCGGGTCCATCAACTGGTTCACCATTATCCTCCATATCCGCAGCATCTGTGCCAAGGCGCGTTGCCGCCCCGGCCAGTGTAGCTACATCGTTCGTCATGTTCATCGTGAATGCCGAAGCCGCCGCAGACATCAGTTGTGCCGCAGCCGTTGCGTTCTTCGCGCGGATATTCGCCAGCGTTTCATCACGATTATTCGCCAGTTCTGCCGCGTCTTTTGCTATCGCAGGATCAGGCTGCGGCGGTGGAACCTTCATCAGTTCCTCAATGTTGTTCTGGCCTGTGCCCTCGAAATAGCGACGGCGGATTTCAACCTGATTGGTGAGCGGGTCGCCATTGAATTGCAGCAACGCCTGCGCCTTCACGGCCCGCTGTGCATCATTGATCATTGTTGGATCAGAGACAGGAACAACATCGATGTCCTTGTCCTGATAATCAGCGCGAGCGATTTCTCCCGGCGCATCGGTAAGCGCGTAATAGGCCTGCTCATCCAGATAATCGCGGTTGAGGCCAAACAGGATAATCAACTCCTGTCCAAAGTTGCGATGCACCCGCTTGAATATGCCGGTCATGACCTTCGTCGCCTGTTCAATGCGAGCAAGGAGTGTAGTCGGCTGTTCTGTGCTGGTGCTGGTGCCGGTGAGAGCATCCGACGAACTGGTAATCTTTTCCGCTTGGCTAATCAGCAATTCGAGAAGGCTCAACAGCACAGCAGATGGGCCGGGGAGGTTGAGCGGCACGATATTCTCGCGCAGCGTCCCGCCTGTAACATCCATGCGCTTCCATTCGCCCAAATTGAAGCGAAGTGCGCCCGCCTTCATGTTGACGCCAGATCCAACAAAGCCACCCTGCGCGTTCTGCAATGCGCCAGCATCAAGTAGCTGGTTGATCGTCGTATCTATCGCCGCCGTGATGTCGTCGAGTAAAGCGCCAAAGCCCATGTCATAGAAAGAGCCATCAGGTGACGGGATGAATCCGTATTTGGTAAAATACCGCTTGGGATCGATCCGGACGATCTCCATAGTCTTTTCATTGACCGTTACCGTGTCTACATCGTAGCAGCATTCCATCCGCACAACGTCGCCGGTCTCTCGGCATAGCGTGACGACATAAGGCTCGGGATAGCCGTCATCATCCAGATCAAGGCGGCAGAACTGTTCCAGAAACTCGATAGGCGCCGTCTCGCTGTCGTCCTTCTCGTCCTGCGTGACAGGCAGGGGAACCTTCCGGCAGATCCCGGAGCGGAACGGCTCTTCCCCTTTATCG